AAATTCACCGTTGGCGCGTTTGGCCTGGCGTCTCAGGTGTGGGACCGCATGGATGCCACCATCGAGATCAGCAATCAGGATCGCGATAACTTCGTTAAAAACATGCTGACCATCCTGTGCGAAGAGCGCCTGGCGCTGGCGCACTACCGTCCCGCAGCCATCGTCACCGGTGACATTGCGGTTTCCTCCGGTCAATAACAGCAGGGCGCGGTCAGCAATGGCCGCGTTTAACGCATGAAAATTAAAGCTCTCCGTATGTTCTCGCATTATCACCTTGGAACGGTATCCCAGGGCGAAACCCGCGTGGTTAAGAAAGAAATCGGCGAAGCACTGGTGAAACTGCATCTGGCAGAAGAAGTCGGGCCGGAAAAAACCGAACCGGCAAAAGCTGAAGCTGCTCCGGCCAGAGCCAAAACAGGGGGCAAAAGTGGAAATAAGCGCGGAACAGATGACGCTGATAAAGACGCACCTGAGGGTTGATGGCAACACTGAAGATGCGCTTATTGCGGCTTATACCGCTGCGGCTGTCGATTATGTCGAAAAGTTTTGCGACGGCGCACTGGTGGAATCTCTGACACCGGCTTCTGATGATGAAGAGCCTCCCCGTGAGGTTCTTTTTACTTCCGGTATCTGGGCGGCAATGCTCCTCCTTATTGGTCACTGGTACGCCAACCGAGAAGCAGCTGCCCCGGGCCTTACGGAAACACCCCTGGGTGTTGAAGCGCTGCTGATACGACACCGGCGGTGGCACTGATGGCTTGCTCCGGTTGCGAACGCCGCCGCGAGTGGCTGAAAAAATGGATGGCTATTGCCTATGAACGAGCAACAGGTAAACGAACTGCTGAAAGCGCTGGAGGCACAGGCGAAAGCGCAGATGGAACAGACCGCCGCGATAAACCGCCTGGCGCAGTCAAATGAAGCCCTGGTCGCCGTGATTTACCAGTCGATGGTTGATGACGAGGGCGACGACGGGGTAATGCCGCAGACCTATCTGAGCGGAAAGCCCCGGGGGTAACCATGCAGGCAGGAAAACTGAACAAGCGGGTGATTCTGCAGAAGCCTGTTAAAACACAAAGCCCGACCACGGGCGCGATCGTCAGTGGCTGGGCAGATGTGGCTGAACTGTGGGCGAATGTCACCGACCTTTCGGCGCGTGACTTTGTGGCGGCGCAGGCCGGGCAGAATGAAGTCACCACGCGCATCACCATTCGCTGGCGCGGTGATGTCACGGATAAACACCGCATCGTACATCGCGGGCGGATCTACGATATCACCGGCGTGCTGGAAGATGACAAAAGCGGTCGGGAGTATCTGACCCTGCCATGCTCACGGGGGGTAAACGATGGCTGACGGTATTGAAGTTCAGATCACCGGTATTGAGTCGCTGAAGCAGAAATTCAACGAGGTGAATTACGACCTGAAGCGAAAGGGCGGGCGCGCCGCGCTGCGCAAGGCCGGTAACGTTATTGTGAACCAGATTAAGGCCAACGCCCTGCGTCTTGACGATCCGCAAACGGCCCGAAGCATCGCGGATAACGCGGCGCTGCGCTGGAACGGCAGACTGTTTAAACAGACCGGTAACCCCGGCTTCAGAATAGGCATCCTGCAGGGCGCGAAGCTTAAAAAGAATCCCAGCCTTGCCGCCGATGCACCCACGCCGCACTGGCGTCTGCTGGAGTTTGGTACCGAAAAAATGTCGCCAAAGCCCCTGGTACGTGCGGCGGCAACATCACGCATGCAGGAGGTGATCGCCACGTTCACCACCGAATATGAAAAAAGCATCGACCGGGCGCTGCGGCGTGCGCGGCGAAACGGAGGCGGATCGTGATTGCAACTCTGTTTTCCGTCTGCGCATCCAGTCCGGCGGTAAGGGCGCTGATTGGCGATTCGCCGGTGCGGCTTTACCCGTTCGGGCAGCAGGACGATAACGTCATCTACCCCTATGTTGTGTGGCAGAACGTGGGCGGCGCACCGGAGAACTATCTCGGCCAGCGCCCGGATGCGGATACCTGGGCACTACAGGTGGATGCCTGGGCAGATACCCCGGATGAAGTGATTGCCGTGGCCACCGCGCTGCGGGATGCCATTGAGCCGCACGCGCATATCACGCGCTGGGGCGGACAGGAAAGAGACCCCGAAACCAGGCGCTACCGCTACTCCTTCGATGTCGACTGGATAGTGAAGCGATAACCCAATAACACCGGCCCTGTGCCGGTTTTTTTATGCACGGAGAAACCCATGTCTGTACTGACGCAAGGCACTCAGTTTTTTGTGCTCGCCCAGGGCGCGGTAAGTGAAATCGAATGTATCACCAGTTTTTCACCGGGCGGAAACCCGGCGGATCAGATTGAAGACACCTGTCTTTCCGAGCGGAACAGCCGCACCTATAAGGTCGGCCTGCGTACGCCAGGACAGGCCACGGTGGGTCTGAATGCTGACCCGGAAAACGCCAGCCATATCATGCTGCACAACCTGGCAAACTCAGACGACCACGAAGAGCTGACGTTCGCGGTGGGCTGGTCTGACGGCACTGCATCACCGACGGCAGCCGCGCAGGGGGCGGCGGGCGCAGTGGATGGACTGACGCTGCCGGACAGCCGCACCTGGTTTGTTTTCCGTGGCTATGTCTCTGACTTCCCCTTCGACTTCTCCGCCAACACGGTGGTGACCACTTCCGCCACCATCCAGCGTTCCGGCGCGTCGGTCTGGGTACCTAAAGCGAGCGATTAATGAAACTGACACTCGATTCACTGAAAGAGGCCGGGGCCTTCACCGGCCGCCCGGTTGAAAAAGAAATCACCTGGCAGCAGGGCGAGGAGGAATTCAGCGCCACTGTCTATATCCGCCCGTTGGGCTACCACTCGGCCATGACGGACGTGATGGCGGCAAACGGGCGCGTGGATGGTGTGGCAGGGCGGATCGCCGCCTCCGTATTCACGCCGGCGGATATTACCGGCGAAGCGGACCCGGAGCGCGGCGCGCTGGATGGCGCGCTGACCATTGCCCTGCTGGTGGCTATCCAGGAGGTTAACGATCTGGGAAAGATGAACTCAGCGCCGACGATGAATTCTGGTGCGAGCTCGTCCTCAACGGCATCGGCGGGCAAACCATCGCGCAGGCTCAGGAAGTCCTGAGTTTCCGGGAATTCCAGATCTGGGTGAAATACCGTGAGCGTTACGGGAGCCTTAACCCGATGCTGCGTACGGAATGGGCTGCCGGTCTGGTCTCGAGCACCATCGCCAACGTGAACCGGGGCAAAGACACACCGCCTTTCAGCGTCACGGATTTCACCCTGCATTTTACTAAAACACCGACCACCACTGGCCCTGTCACGCTTGATGAGGCGATGCGGACCTGGTACTAATATTGGATTGTCAATTTATAGCCATATCATTATTTGGTATTCTTTCAGGGAATATATCTGAGGAAGCAATCTATGGCATTGATTAAATGTAAAGAATGTGGAGAGAAGGTATCAAATAAAGCTGATATATGCCCTAAATGTGGTGCTCCATTTAAGTTAAGAGTCAAAGGGCCTTCAGGCTGTATGATGATTCTTATTATTTTTGTCGCAATAATTGCGCTTATAACTTTTGTAAGCAAAATGAATTTTGATAGCTCGACAAATCAGAATAGAACTCCTCGTACAACCAGCGTTGAATAATATATTTTGTGTTTAATAATACCTGCCCGCTTATAGCGGGTTTTTTTATGCCCGGAGATAAAGTATGGCAGCCAGATCGCTTGGAACCCTGACCATTGACCTGATTT